ATCCAATCAAAAGAACCAGATGAGGTTCTAAATACAAACTTATTTCTATTACACTTACCATTATCAGGCACATCACTCCAGTCTAAAAGGTGTGCATCAACAGTATAGTTATTAGCACCATAGTAACTTCCTGGTAGAGCTAAATATTTTTGTGTACCTAAAAAACTGTTCCTTACAAAGGGAACTATTATAGCACCAGCAGCTACTAAATTACCACTTGCATCAATAATACTATTACCTGGATTACCACCTAATGATATAATTTGTGAGTTTAGTCTAACAGGATGTGCTGCTATCTTATATAATTGTGAAATACTAGTAACAAAAGTAGTTGCAATTCCATTTAGATTACCATTAGAGTCCATTATGTAAAAAGAAAGCCAAAACTCATTCCAATAACCTTTGCTTAGACCAACAGGTTGATAAATGGCATCATTGCGAGAGTCTGACATATTTATGGTATATGTCTTTGATGCTATTAATGATAAGAGAGATGTATTGTAGAAAGTACCTGTTTCTATGTATTGTGGTGAGTTTTGACTTAGCTTTATGCTCATGTCTTGATAGTTTGCTTCTCTATTGCTACCTAATATTAGTCTATCAATGCTTGGAAAATCAAAAGGTAGGTTACCAACTGCTGGGGTGTTTCCTAGTCTTTGCTGTATGTTTGTTGTAGTGTTTAATGCGAAAAAGCTAAAACTATATTCTACATCGTCATAATCTACTACTAAAGGTGCATCGGCAGTATCGCTATATCTATTTGCGTGTATCCTAATTCTAAACCTATATCCTGTTTCATCTACACCTGGTCTTACTATTTGTGTAAACCTAGACCATCCACCAGAATTTAAAAGTTCTCTAACATAACCCATAAGGTTAAATGTGTAGTGAAAAGGTTGGTCGTTATCTTCGTAAGCATTAAGTGTGATTCCTGTGCTTTGATAAACATTACTGTTAAAACCTGCTTGTCTTTCTATAGTTGCTGTCATATACGCAGCATTACCATCTAAATCTTCTACTTGACATAAAATAGGTCTGTAGGCAGCATAAAACTGTCTGTCTAGGTTTTGTGTTATAGATATTGTAGGACTTGCCATATTATATTGTTATATTTAAAACCCTATCTACTCTTTGTTGAATAGTTAGGTCTATTTCGTTTTGTACAAAAGATGATAAACTTTCATCTATTTTTTTACTTGCTTTATCAATCCAACCTTTTACGTTTGGGTGTGGTGATAATTTATTTTCTTTACTTTTAGCAATAGCAAAAGCAGCTTTTAATGCTTCTCTGCCATAAAGACCTTTTTTACTTCCTAACCATCTTACTAATCCATTTATGTATGGACTTCCTGGGTCTCCTCCTAAACCACTTTTAGAATTAAATTTTGGCTTGTAACCATCGTTCAACCAACTACCATATTGTAAGCCTTTTACTCTTATTGTGTCTACATCACCAAATGATATTTCGTTAATCATACTGTTGCTTAAAGCACCTGTATTATTAATCGGAGACTTACCAAATTCACCAAAAGAACGCTGTCTAGCTAATTCTCTTTTAAGCTCACGCTGTATCTTGTTCCCTACTTTTTCGTATATACTCTTCATTAGCTTTCACATCCTGCTGCTTCGCACTCTGCTAAAGTAGCGTAAGTACCAGAACCATCACCAGGGTCTACGCACTCATTATTAATACAATCATAACTATCTAGTGTAGCTGCTGGAGGAAAGTTTGAGCAATCAAAATCTACACAATCGTAAAAAAGTTCTATACTAAAGTTGCAGCTAACACTAACGAGTCTATCATTGTGTGTATTTTTTTGTCTTATAAACTGTATTGATTCTCTAGGTATAACATCTTGACAATTACTTGCAGAACCTAAACACCCTAAAACCTTTAATATTCTTTTTTCTAGGGCAGTCATAATAACATGAACATTATCAGTTATCTCTACTCCTGTAGTGTTTGCTTTAGATATTGGTCTGTAAGCTGTAATGACGCAATCAAATACTTGTAAACCATTATTTATATCTATAATACTTGATGTTGGGTATTGAAAGTTAAGTAAGTCGTATGGTATGTTATGGTCAAAGTTTATGTGTGATGTATTACCAAACTTAAATGAATTAAAACCTGCACTAGTTGCACAGGTGTTCATGTTATTTACTAATTGTGTTAAAGTTGTAGACATTATTTCTGTTGTTTTTTATGTATCTCTGACATTATCTCATCAAACTTACTAACTGCGTTTTGCCAAGAGAGATACGTCAAAATCTCATCTAATTTAGCGTCAAGAACAGATTGAACAGCAGATTCGTTGCCTTTTGTAAAAATTCCGTCTTGTGCTATTCGATAAACAGAATTTAACCAGCCATAACCATCTATTGTGCTTTTTGCTGCTCTTTTTGCTGCATTACTTCCTCCATCACCTGATAGGTTAGGAAACTCGTCAGCAATCCTTGTTCTAACTTGTTCAAAAAAAAAGCGACATCCCAAATCGTTGCCATATCTAATTGTTCGAACATTTTAGCTCGTTTGTCGATGACATCATCATCTAATTTCTCTTCTTCACCTTCTTTTTTACAAAGAATTGCAATCTGTCTAGGCATATACTCAATTTTGCCTTGGTCTATCATACTAGACTGTATTTCTAATTGTTCAGCCTCAATATATCTACCAAAGGATGATTTTCTCATTAAATCTTTTGGTAAAAAGAACTTTTCTTCTCCTATCGTAAAAGACTTTATGTCTATTGGCACATACTCTTGATTTACAAACGATATTTGTTTCATTATTTCGTTTGCCTCTTGCATATCCCAATGAGAAACCTCTTCTATCGTGCATCCAGTCCAAAATGATAAAATTTTAGTGTTAAAATCTAAATTTAAGAGAACCTCTGCATATTCTTTGTCAGAATCAGATTCTTCTTGTTTTTTTAACTCTTCATCATACGATTTTATAATTTTTGTAAACTTTAAAAACGTAGACCAATTTATATCTAACCAGGTTTCAGGTATATTCACCTTCTTACCACTAATTTCAAACTCTTTCATTAATTTAGATTTATATTCATCTCTCCTTGCGTTAAAGGCAGTTTTTCCATACATTCGTTTAGTCTGTCTAAAACATCTATTGTCAAATATAACAATTTTTGCTCATGCTCAACAATATCTTTATCTTGATACTGTGGCAAGTTTGAAAAAAACCCTTTACTAACCCAATATAAATTATTAGGTAAAGATGTATACCATTCTCTTCTATCAACACTACCATCTGCCACATACTCACCTAAACCATTATGGTAAGACACGACATTCTGTATTAAGTCCTCAAAATTTTTGTAATCCTCTGTAAAAAATGTAGCTTCATGAACTAATTGATAAACATCATCTATATAGTCATTCACAATACTTGAATGTTCATTGTTTAGATAATATATTTCAAGTTCAAAAGCCATCTTACAATATAACGAATATAGTTTGGAACTTTATGGAACAAAAAGCAAGTTTTTTTATCGCCACGCTAAAATCCTTTTATCATTACCAAAAAGGTACTTCATACGCATCATTAAGGCATCTGCAAAGTCAGGTGAGTGTCCTAAAACAGCTTTCATCTCTTTTTTAGATAAAATAGCTAATTTATTGTCGTTATCCATGTTTTTTCTGCGAATAACCTCAAATTCTTCTATAATTTTGTTTCTAAGCTCTGTATCATTGCATTTTATCCAGATATTACCCACATTTATCTGTTCTGCAAGTTTATAATAGCACTGTGTCTTTAAATTTACAAAGTTTTCTTTGTTCATTGGCTTCGCATTATTTACAAAAGGAACAACACCTTTCATGTAGTGAGAAAGGTATTGACCTACTCCATCACTATCAATTATGATGTTTTTTTTGCTTATTTGATGCTTTTCTGCTAGATTTCTTATGATTTTCTCCACATTATCGGCAGATGTCTTGTCTTTTGTGATTATTTCTTCCACAACCATGCCATTCCATACGCAAATAACTAATTTATCGCTACCAAGTAAGGCAACATCGCAAGAAAGGTACTTTTCTGCACCTTCTGACGAAACAGATGAGTTAGTAAACATATTTAACAGTGCCTCGTAGTCAAAAAGCCTATCTTCACCAGAATCATACTCCCAGTTACCATGTAAAAGCCTTTCTCTCGAAACAGGGTCTAATCTTCTAAGCTGTTCTTCGTAAAATTCAGAAATATGAGGGTTATCTACTAGTTTAGCCTGTACAAACTTCTTGTGGTCGGCTAAAGTGTCATCTCTGTCTTGTTTATAAAAGTCATAAACCCAGTTTTTAGCAGGGTTGCACGACATAAGCACTTTTGGTCGTAACTTATACTCTGATAGCTTGTATCTAATCCTTGAGGCAACAACATTCTTTGCTTTTTCTGTACATTGGTTCACCTCATCTATAAAAGCACCAGAAATCTCCAATGAACCAAGTGAATCAAAATTTGGGTCGGCAGGGTACTGATATAAATCCTTTAAAATTATGGAGCTGCCATTTGTAAACTCTATAATGTTAGATTGTGCGTTAAATTTATAAATCTCACCCTTTTTTACACCCCAATCACCACATACAGTAAAAAATGAGTTAAGTGTCGTTTCCTTTAAAGTCTTTAGTACAGCTCTACCCATTAACCAACGAGTACCAGGATAACGAAGGCAAGAATACAATAGCCAAGCTGCCCCAAAGTAACTCTTACCACCACCAGCACTACCCCCAAATAAAATTTCAGAAGTAGATTCATCGTGCAGATACTCCCAAGCTATGTGCTGTTTAGGAGTTGGCTTAAAATCTATTTCCAAACCTTTTTAATTAGAGCTTGTACTTGATTTCTAATTAAAACCAGAATATAGTAAACTATAACAGATGGCAATGCTGAAATTACCCCTATAAAACCAAAAACCTGTTCTAGTAAACCAGGCTTGTCTGATTTTAAATTCTCTATTGCTTTTTCAAATTTTGTCATTATTTTATTTTTATACCTTCGTTTTCTAACCACGCTAAAGAATCTTCTGATAGGTCAAAGTTCTCTACTAAAGCTACACGAGCTTGATGGTCTGCGTTATTTGCTATTTGGTCGGCATACAAAACATCAATATAGTGTTTTGCGACATTTCCTATCTCCGTTCCTTCAAATATAGCACTTTTCTTTACTCTTGTCATAAATTCAACAATATTATAATCAACAGCAGTATACAAAGCATACTTATCTGCATGGGCATCATCCAAAGCCAAAGTAGAATCAATCCAGGCAATAGCAGTAGTTGCTCTTGCAGTTGTTCCATCAGACAAAAGAAATGCCTTTAATTCTTTCGTTGTTATATTTGCTTTAAGCTGTTGCTCATCAACACCTATCTTGAAAGACAAATGCCAAGTAGTTCCAGACACAAATTCTGTATCGTTTATTTTATTAGTTGTTTTATTCGATGGTTGGAAAAAACTTCTTTTAGAATCTCTTTCTTTCCTGTCAATATTGCTAACTGTGTTTTTTGCTCTCCTGGTTCTAGGGGCAACAGACTTGACGTATTTCTTCTCCTGTATAGACTTTGAAATACCAAAACTGATTGGTGTTGCGATTGTTAAATCCATTTGTTTTCTATTTTAATTGTTGCTAAAGTTTCCATAATTTGTCATTTATTTTTATTACATTCGTACTTATTAATATTAAAGTTATAATAATTAATATTATATTCTTTAACAAAAGTGTTTTTCTTTTGTTTAAGTGATTATCAGGGAATACTATATCTACTCGGATGGCTTCTGATAATTAAACACAAACCCTTCACCACCACTAGTAACATCCACTCTATCCACTACAATGCCTTTCATCTTTGCAACATCTTGCAATAACAATCTGCACAAATTCAAATCACCAGCTTGATAAGACTTACGATATAAATCTTGTAACATAATCTGATGCTTATCAATTTCATATTCTCGTTCTTCCGAGAACTGCTCGGCAAAACTCTCTAAAGCCTTCTTGTAATAAATACTTGCCATCCTTCTTTTGATTCCCCAATGAGCTTCACAATACTCCATTATGTCTGTATATCTCACTCCTCTCAAAATTAATTTTACAACCTCCGTTGTTCTTTTGTAACTAACAAGACTAGTTGCTTTACCAGAACTTTTATTAAGGTTCAAATCGTTAATATCATACTTCGCTACAGTGCTTTCTATAATTTCAACATTCTCCTTCTTTTGCAGCTCCTTGGCAGCCTTCTTATCAGCTCGTTCCTTGTCTCTTTTGTTCATATCTCAAATTACATTTTTACTGTAACAAATATAAACGAAAAAAAATTATAAAATATGGAACTAAAATACATATTGTGCACCTAGTGTAATAAACTTGAAAATTGGAAAATCTAGTGTGAATATTGGACTACCCTAAAAAATTTTTTCAATTACGTAAATATAACACCCTCAAGAGGTTACAATGTGCCACAATTAACAGAAATCAACGCCTTAAAGCGTCATATTTTATTGGCAAACCTTAACAAACCCACACCAAAACAAACCCCCCAAACCCCACCAAAACAGCATAAAACAAAGCCCAAAAGAAACCAAAAGAAACCCCGAACAAGTGTAAAACAAAACCTTTGAAACATAACCCCACACCCCCAAACCAATAAGCCACACACCACACCAAAAGCCGACAATATAAGCCAATGATATAAGCCCCTCATATAAGCCAATAAGCCGACAAAGTGCCACCAATATAAGCGTATAATATAAGCC